ATAGTTTGCTTTTACTGTAAGTGATTCGGCAGCACCTGATGCGTTTCCAACGATCATAACTGAGGAGTCACCCCAAAGTACGCCTTTAGTGTTATCACAATAAAAATTACTTCCTTGGACCCTTATACCTCCACCCTTGAAGACATAATTGTTCCAAGCTCCTGCAGCTCCCGGGGCAGCTCCGATGCCGAATCCAACTCCACCATTAGATTCAATCACAAGACGCTCAGCTCCTGATGTTGAGAATCTGATCTTGTCTTCGTCTGCGTTTAATTCAACGTCGACTCTTGTGTCATCATCTGCATCTCTAAGTTTTGTGACTATTAACGTTGATTCGATAATATCTGTACCGGTCAGTGAATCGTCTTTTACTTGTTCTCCTCTAATTTTTGACATTTTTCTTCTCGTTTATATTTTTTAATACTTTTTTCAAGCTTTTGTAAGTGTCTTTTGGATCCTCTACAGGGAAGCTATTTACGTCGTTTCTCATATGCATTGTATAGTCGTTCCCACCATCAGACATCCTGTCACCCCAGAAATATACATCGTAGTCTTCAAAGAATTGTATGGCGTATGTCTTGTCCCATGTCTTAGGGTATATGTCAAATGAAGTATCTCCGGCAACAGTTACAGTAAGGTCAGTTATACTGTTTTCAATGAATGCTCTTTTAATATTCTCTACGTGTGTTGCTCTTATGTTTTTATCTTTATCTTCTTTTTTAAATGCAGCTCGATCTTCATCATTTGCACACCTGCCGACGGGGCACCAGTTAATTGTGGATCCACGATAAGTTACAAAGTTTCCAGTAAGCGGGAAATCGTAGTCAATCATTGATTCAGTTTGTTCATAAATCAACTCACGCATTACAATTTTAAATTTTTCCTCTCCGATTCTTTCACGAAGATTCTCTTCTTTGATTAAGTTGTAGCTCACTTTATCGTCTTTTTTGTCAACTAAAAAAGATTTTGTCCCATTACATGCAAGTGCATATACTTTGTTCTCGTGACCTAGTTTCTTAAACAGTTCTTTGCATTGCTCTTTAAGAAAGTCGAGGTCGCTACCTGTTAGTATACCGACCTCGACTTCCTTGTTAGCTTTTGTTAGTAGTGTTATAAGATTTGCAACAACTGGTTTCCTTGACTCACAAAGAGTACCATCGAGATCAAATAAAAATACTGTTTTCATATCATTATATATTAGTTGAAATCTCTATAGACCGAATTTATTCTCTACGGTCTCAAGCATATTGTCGAGCTCGCTTTCGCTCTGTCCGAGTCTAATCTTAATTTTAGCAATTTGTATAGCTGCACGCAATGCTTTAAGATCCATCTGATCCTTGTATTCTGCAAATAATTCTTTTTGATCATCTGCTAATATGCTTTTCTCGTTTTCAATTCTCATGAATTTTGATACGAACTCTTCTACTGTCTCTTTAACTGCCATGTTGGCTCCTTTTGTTGTTTTTTTCTATTCAAAGTTGATGTTAACATCAACGCTAATTGTCATTGTAGGTACACGAATATGATTTGCAAGTCCGTGCTTTTTTGAATCTTCTGCTGTTAGAAACCAGTCAGCGTGGCCTCTTTCGTGGACTTCATCAAGAAAGTGTGATTTCTTTTTACCACAATTAATTGCCATCATTTCAAAGATCTTCTGATTAAGACGATCTGATTCCTCCGCAGATGCTTTTGTCTCTTCGTTTTTACCAAAGGACATTGAGCTTACATCGTGGATCATAACTGTTGCGTCAGGATCCATATACCTCATTCCATCTGCGCCGAAGCTGAAGAGTATTGCCCCACAGCTCATTGCCTTTCCTTCTACAATTGTTGCAATAGGAATTTCTGAATGTTTGATTGCTGAGATCATTGTCATAAGTGAATATACTTGGCCACCATAGGATGAGATCACTACTGGAATTACTTCCTGACCTGTGCTATGAGCCCTTGCTATTTCATTTTGAAAAGATGCCGCAGATTCTTCGTCAAATTTATTTACCCTGATTATTATAGGTGATTTTCTTAACTCTAGCTCACGAATTAATGGTGAAACTTTGCTTACCCATTTCATTAGATTTTTCCTTTTTTATTAGTGTGATATATTATATGTTATTTTTTTTGAGTGTTTAAAGTGTAGTTAGCATTTAGACATGGAACAAGCAGTACATGATACACAACCTTCTTGGAATACCATTGTGCCCTCTGAGCTACAGTTATCACATTTTCTTTCTGATGATCTTGTTCCATTTTGAATATATCTTTTTAGCGTTCTTGCGATTACTTTCGAGAAACTGAACATGTCTGCTTCTCTATCTTTTTGAAGCTGCTCTACCATGTAGTGAACATGTGCTCCGTGTCTAAGGCCTAGTGAAATTACTCTTGTAAATGAAGCGTAGTTGGGATTACCAAACAATTTAACAATATTTTTTACTACTATCTCTTCACCTTGTTCTCCAAAATGAAGATCATAGATGCTGTTCATAGACTTACGTTGGTGTTTTACAATTTTTCCAGTCTTGTATCTACTTGGTATTGTAACATATTCAGACAGCCCGCCTAGCAATTCGTAAGGCTTACCATCCATGAGCCCAACTAGTATCGTCCATTGCTCGCCTTGAATTGATGCATGTTGTATGTCACATTCAAGAACTTCTGGGCGTTTTGGTGCAGAGTGTGGTTGGAACAAGTTGTTGGATTTTTGTTTTGACTTATCAATTAATACGCCTGACCTTGAACCTTCACGATATACAGTGAATCCTTTACACCCTGATTCCCAGGCTGCTTCATAGATGTCTCTAACGTCTTCAGGCGTTGCGTCTTCAGGCAAGTTGCAAGTTGATGATATACTGTGATCAATCCATTTTTGAGCAACGGCTTGAATTTTTACTCTTTGCTTCCAATCAAGATCATTTGCAGTAGATCCCCAATATGGCGATTCTTCAATGTTTTTGTTTCCAGTAGCTTCCATCCACTGACTTACACCGTGGTGATGAACATCATATTCTACCCACTTGTCACCCATAGCATCTATAAAGTTTGCCTCTATATTTTCTGTATGCGTAATTTTGCGGCGGCGAGTGTATTTGAGCATGAACACAGGTTCAATGCCTGAAGTTGTTTGAGTTAGTGTTGATACTGACCCTGCTGGTGCAGTAGTAGTAAGGGCTATGTTTCTACGGCCATTTTGTTTGTAGAGTTTATTAAGACCGTTGTCTTCGTTTAGTAATCTATCTAGATATTGATGATCCTTCTCTCTTACGTGGGAAAAAATTGGAAAAGGCCCTCTTTCACCAGCCATTATGCATGATGAGATGTGTGAGTTGATTCCAAGATATTTATATATTTTTTCAATTGTCACTACTGATTCATCTGATCCATACTTCTGATTAAGCATTGCTAGAGTATCGCCTACAGCAGTTACACCAAGCCCAGTCCTGCGTCCTTTTAGCGCCTGTTCTTTGATTCCCTTCCATAGTTCAAGCTCAATCCTTTTAACACTTTCGTCTTCAGGATCAGTTTGTATTTTATTTATTATTTTGTCTACTTGCTCTACTTCTAAGTCGACGAGGTCGTCCATGAGACGTTGTGCTTTTTGAACAGTAGATGCGAATTTTGGCCAGTTAAAGCGAGCATGTTGTGTGAATGGCTTTTTAACAAACTTGGCGAGATTAACCACCATGAGTCTGCAGCTGTCTTTTGGTGATAAAACGATTTCTCCGCAGGGATTGCTGCTGACTGTTTTGAACCCAAGGTCAGCGTAGCAGTCTGGGATAGAATTATTGATTACATTATCCCAGAAAAATATTCCTGGTTCTGCCATTTGATGAGCGGAGTCTATTATTTGATCCCATATTCCTGTAGCTCTTACTGTTTTTGTTATTGTAGGAGTGTCTGAGTCTACTGGCCACTGAAGCTGGAATTCATCATCATTTTTTACTGCACTCATAAATTCATCATTTAGTCTGATGGATATGTTTGCACCTGTTACTTTTGTAAGGTCACGTTTGATGTTAATGAATGTTTCAATTTCTGGATGTCGGATATCAATTGAGATCATTAAAGCGCCTCGTCGGCCGCCTTGGGCTACCTCTCTTGTAGAGTTAGAGAATCGTTCCATAAAAACGCCAAGACCGTCTGTCGTACGAGCTGCGTTTGACGTTGCAAGTCCTTTTGGGCGTATCTTCGATATATCAAATCCGACTCCACCTCGTCTCTTCATGATTTGAACTTGCTGCTGATCAGTATGAAGGATTCCAGCGTAGCTGTCTTCGGGACTATCGATTACAAAGCAATTAGAAAGTGACTGTATCTGATATGGGTTTCCTACTCCTGACATTGGTGATCCCTGAGGAACAACTTCCCACGACGAGAATAGATCATAGATTTCTTTTTCTGACAGTGGGTTCGGGTAGCTTGTTTCTATTCTTGCGAATTCTTTAGCCATGCGATGGTGCATATCATCAGGTGTCTCCTCATGCAGGTTGCCATCTTTATCTGTAAGTGCATATTTTGTAGGAAAAACTGATGCGGCTAACTCGTCGCCGTTAAAATATTGTTTTGATTTTTCAATTGCACTTTCAATTGTTATGACTTTTTTCATGTACTACCTTTTTATCGCGTTGTTTCATTTTATCTTGTTTTTTGAACTTGATTAATGATTTTATTATTTGCTTCCGCTGACTTCATCCCATTTTTGTTTGAGAAGTTCTTTCATTTTTTGACTGTCGTTTTTATTAACCTCTTCGAACGTCATTGAGGTGTCAGTGAGAACATTGAACTTTGAGCAAGCAGTATCTATGTGAATAGGAAATAACATTCCATCTCTTCCAGCCCTGTTCTTGGCAACAAATAGTCTTGCTTGACCGCTTTCTTTCTCTTCTGGCTTGCGTGAGATAGTAAGTACAACGTCACAAATCTGTGCTTTTGCGTACGCTTCACCCATATTTTCTAATCCTACAACGTTTGAATTTGAACCGTCTTTGTTGCTCTGTGATGCAGTCCAGATCGGTATATTGAGTTCCATTGCAAGGTTTCTTAGCTCCTCATATACTAGCTTTAGCTCGTGTCGTAGTGAGTCGTATGCTTTTGAGCTTTTCATAATGTCTGCGTAATCTACAACTATAAGACTTGGCTTGAAGTCTTTTAAAGACAGCTTTTCAATATGGTTTCTCATCATATTTATCGTACAAGAGCCTGTAGGGTATTCTTTTATGATTAGCCTGCCTAAGTCTTTATCAGAATATCGTTTCATCACTAATTCTTTATTGTCTTGTACTTCGTTGCTTGGTATTCCACATAGATTAGAGTCATATCGAAGACCAACAGCGGTCTCAGAGAGCTCGAATGTATAGTGTATTACGTTTTTTCCTCGCTTGAGTGCTGCAGATCCCATCTCGACTAGGAAGTGACTCTTTCCTACTCCAGTGTTTGCAACTATACAGGCTAGCTCGCCTCGACCAAGACCACCGTTGAGAATGTCCTTGGTATCGATCTGAGTGATTCCAGTAGGGCAGACCTGTCTGTCGATCTTAACAAATCTTGCCTCAATATCTTCAAAGAAGTCATGACCAGTAGAGACTGGTATTCCTACTGACACTGCATTCTTCATAAGACCTACAACTGCATCGAAATTGTCGTCGGAGACCATTGTTACTGCTTCCTCGAGGGCCTCCTTAAATGCCTGACGTCGGCAAAAATCTAGCGTCTTATCTTTTACAAACTGAAGATCGCCTATGGTTGGGTTGCTTTTTATTCTTACAAGGTATTCTATGATCTGGTCACGTAAAAGCACGTCTGTACCAGAAGAAAGATCATCTTTTATTATTGTTATTAGCAGCTGTAATGTCGGCCAAGTCTTGTATTTTTGAAAATAGGCAAAATATCTGTCTGTTAAGTACGCAAGATAGCGAAGTTCAAAATAACCGGGCTCCATGACCTCTGACATCTGAGATGCCCACGGGTTGTCATGAAGCAGACACTGGAATATCTTCTCTTGAAATGATTTTCCGTATTGTCTGAAGTGTTGTGTTGACGATTCATCGAACTGATATACCTTAGCTGTGGCCTGTGACAATTTATCTTCCTTTTTCATAGTGAATAATTTAATTCTTTAGTGTGAAGTCAATGACAAAGAAGAGTCTTTCAATGTCGAATCTGTTTAGTCCCTGTTTTACTAATAACCTGAACATTCCTATTTTATCTTTTTTAGGTTCAAATGTATCAATAGCATAGTTGATTTTTTTAATTTGATCTGCAGATAAATTTTGTGTATCAAGGTACATTAGCTTCCAGTTACGTCTAATCTTATCGTGATTTTCGTTTATTTCTTTGTATAGTTTTAGCTTGCTTATTTCAGATTGCTGCTTGCTAACTGCTAAAACCATATCAATATCTATTTCGTCGGCTTGGGAAAACTTTGGAAACCTCTTCACTATTGTCTTGAATCCGGCGCCTTTAATTCCATCAATATTGTCTGAGGGGTCACCCATTAAAGTTCTTGCTAGACAGAAGTTGATAGGGTGAATTCCGAATCTTTCAAATACATCTTCACTTTTGATAAACTTTTTTGAAGTAGGAGAATATATTGTTGTTTTTTCATCTAAAAGTTGATAGAAGTCTTTGTCTGAAGACAGAACTACACATTCATCTTCGGAAAATTTATATTTTGTCAGATATCCTATGACATCGTCTGCTTCGCAGTTTTTAACATACATTTGAACTACAGGTACCATTCTCAACATCTCCATCAACAAGTTGATCTGGTACATTCTGTTTTCTACTTCGTCAACACTTGTTGCATTTTCGTCATAGGTTCTATTTAGCTTTATCGGTTTTCTGTTTGACTTGTAGTCTTTGAATAACGATCTTCTTCTCGGTGATCCACCTGATTCAAAGACAATTACAACTTTTTTTGGGTAAATTTCCTCAAGAATGTACTTGAAATTATTTAAAAAGCCAACTACTCCGCCGACCGGAATACCATCTTTATTAAGTGTAGGATTTACTGTAAAGTGACGAGTGAAAATATTAAGAAAATCAATTATCAGTACTGGCTGATTTTTCTTTTTCATGTTAGGTCGTCGTATCCGTCAGAAGTATCCTCAACTTCAAGAGCTATTGCTTTCATCTCTTCATAAGAGTTTGTGTCAATATCTGTATCATCGTTGTTTCCCATTACTTTTACCATTGTCTTCTCTAGTAAATCGTCTATATACCCAGTATACGTTGGATCTATTATAATTTTATCAAAGTCTGCCTTGTAGAACTTCTTTTCTATTACGACCTCACCTGTCTTTTCGTTAACAACATTCAGTACTTTCCAAGCTCCTGTACCAGATACAGAAATTACGTTTCCGTTTATTGTCTCTTCACCGTGTTTTCTAAGAATATCGAACATTTCTTCGTGTTCAACAATGCCTTTACCGAAGTGAATCTGGAATTTTACGGTTCTGAAAGGTGCAGCCACTTTATTCTTGATTGTCTTCGCAGATACGTGAATACCGATTACATCTTCACCATTTTTTATTTGTTGTCCGGCTCCGAGCTTGATTCTTGTAGTTGCATGGAAAGGGATGGCTTTCCCACCAGGAGTTGTAGTGTTATCTCCGTACATGACACCAACATTGACTCTGATCTGATTGAGACAGACCATAAGAGTGTTTGTTTGCCCAATAATCCCTGTAATCTTCCGCATACCCTTTGATATCGTTCTAGCGTTTAGAGCGATGCTATTTTGATCATAGTCACCTTCTAGCTCTGCTTTTGGAGAAGTAGCAGCAACACTATCCCAGATAATTGTAATAGGAACGTCTTTATTCATTGATTTTGCTTTAAGAATAGTTGACTCTGCAATTGCAAAGACATTTTCTGTACAGTGTTCATCAACATAAACGAATCTTTTAGAGACATCTACACCAAGATTGGCAAGGTTCTCTGGACTTGTAGCGTTCTCAGTATCAATGTATACAACGATACCACCCATACGCTGTGTTGATGCTGCAATCTGTGTTGCAATGTGACTTTTTCCAATCGATGGTGGTCCGAACATTTCAATGATCCTTCCCTCAGGAAGCCCGCCATCACGCCTGTTTGAACAAATATAGTCAAGCAGTCTTGATCCTGTTGATATCCACCGCTTGACATGTGTAGGTGAGTCGTCTGCACTAAGATTGTATGCAACTCGACTTCCTTGTTCTTTATTCAACGACTTAATCAAGTCACTTGCAAAATCCTCAAGATCTACATTGTTTTCAACGTCTTTTTCTTTCTTCTTTCTAGCCATGTTATCCCTCTGTACGTACTTTTATATTACTTTGTTTTTTGATTTTGTTCATAGAATACTAAAACGGACAACAACTATTTCGAGCTATTGTCCGTTTTTTATCTAATTTTTAGAACGTATAGTTCTTTAAAATCCTACAGGTCTTCTAGATCCGCGAAAGCATCGTCGAGAGACTTCGTAGTAGTTGTAGTTGCAGTTTCCGTCGGTGCGGGAGTTGCCTTTGTAGTTGTAGTACGACCACGTTCTGTGCCCGTGTCTTCTACATCATCTCCGTTCAACCAGTCATTTACTAACTTCTCTAGTGCATCATATGTCTTTAGTTCATAAAGATCAGTAGGCACAGGGATATTATCTACCCAGCTAGCAAGTTGTGTTGAATCGTCTGTAAGTGAAGTCACAGAACCACGTGGTGTTACTGAAGTTGTTGCAAACTGCCGTCCTGCTGGCTTTTCGCAAACAATACGGATGTCCCGACCGGTTTTTACGTCTGTAATATCACCGTAGTCTTCATCAAGCATAAGATTGAGAAGATCCTGGTATACCATCTTGCCGAAAGACCAAAGGCGTACGCCCTTTTCTTCCTCTCCTCGTACAACAACAGGGGCAAAGGTTCTCATCTTCGGGTATAGCTTCTTAGCTAACTCGTAAGACTCCTTACTACTGTCATCACGTAGCTTAGTAATAAGCTCCTGGACGGGATCCGGCTGGTCGTACTGATATGGTGCGAGAAGCCCGGGGTTGTTTCCAATGTTGTAGTAGAAGTACATATCCTTCCACGGTTGTCCATCGTTGTCTGGAAATGATAGAAGCCTAATTGTTGCTGTTTCTCCCTCGGTTGGGCGCCACATTACGTTGCTTCGTCTGTTCTTTCCAGATAGTTGATTAAGTTTTGCTCTAATAGCGTCTAAGTCAATAGCCATTTTTTATTACTCCTTATGTAATATTTAGTTTTTAAAAATGTGATTTTTTAATTGTTTAATTGTTTAGTTTGTGCCAAATCACTTTATTATAATAACGTGATATTTTGGGTTGTTCAATAGTTTTTATACTATTTTATATCTTTGATTTTGGCAGTTCATTGACATAATGTGATCCAGGATAGCTTTTTAGCATTCCTTTGTAAAATTTCTTTGGATTGGCTGGTGAAGCCATCGGGCCTGTGTAGCCGCCGATAGAACCAGCGACGCTTGCTTCTTCGACTTCGTCATCGTCTTCAGTTTCGATAAGATCTTCATCGATTAGTCCTTCAGATTCTGATAGAATCTGAGAAATTAAGCTTCTTATTTTTGATTCTGTGACGTGATCGTACGACGGTTCATCAGACACTTCGATATCAAATTGTTGATTTACAGCCTCTCCGGATTCTAACGTTATCCACAATTGTTCTTTGTATTCGCTACTTAACGTATTATAGTCTTGATTAAGCTCTGAGTTGGCTCTTGAATATACTATTTCAAAATTTTCAACTATGTCTAATAGTGATTCAGCAATGTTTATTGATGTAATAGCGCTGTCAATATTAATTCCTCCGTCAGGTAGAGCAGAATTAAATGTATCAAACTTATCATCTCCTATAAGTTCTAGTGTCTCTATTAATATCTTTCGTCTAATCCCTTTGCCAATTATACTTCCTTTAGTGAAAACAGATGAAAAACCGTGTATTCGTTTTACTACTGATCCAAAGAATCCAACCACTTCGCCGACAGGAGTCTCACCGTCTGGTAAAAGTGTTATTGATGCAGTAATAAAATGAACTAGCTCATTCACGATATCGTCGACTGCATCGTTCATCTCGTCTATCTCGGGACCTGTTATAGAAAGCCTATCAGTGTTGTATTTTTCTATCCAATGCGCTGATTCTTCACCCATTTTTGACATATTTCTAATAGACAATATCATGCTTGAAACTGAAACAGTTAATCCAGCTATTGGCACTGAAGACATAAATGACACTACTAAATCTCGTCCTATTGCTTTTGCGCCTGTCTTTAAAGACTGCCAGGCATTGCCCCACATTCCTCTTCTATCGTCTTCAAGATATAATTGAAACTCTTCGTTGCTCTCTATAAGTTGATCAATATCTGTTGTTAGTTTTCTTTCTGGCATTGGTTTTCTACCTCTAAGATCAATTGAAATCTTTGCTCGTATTGATTTATCATATGTATCTTCTTCTGTTTCTTCTTCTTCGTTTTCAGGGAATCTCACCTGATATGCGTACTTGTCGTCATCACGACCTTTGTTGACACGCCCGAGCTTAGATGAGAATCCGCTGTCTGCAGATTGTGAGTGTCCGCCTGATGATCCTGTTAGGCTCCACGGTCTGCGAGCTTGTCCAAGATTGTCGGACGTGTCACCGGGTGAGACACCACCTACAGACGGGAGACCTCTTTCATTTAGTTTCTTCTTCATACATATAAATATTACGAATATCGCTCTTTTTCTTGTTTTGTTGCCATTTGATCGGCGTGTTGTAATAAAAGAGCTAGTGTAGGTTCTCTGCCGAAGTAAGGCTTGTTCTCGTCTACACCAGGACCGTCGTTAGTTCGTATCGCGATCCATTCGTCTAGTGTTAGCTGTACTCCGAAGTGTTGCATCATCCATAGACCGCGCTCTGCATTGGGCATCGACTGCATGTCTTCATTTACTTTGTACATTTGACCAAGTTTTTCACGGTGCCAGTCGCTGTCCTGCTCTAGATAATATGATTCTTCTAGATCACCGACCTTCCCCCAGTCATGAAATAAAGCTGCTATAATCATTGACTCTGTTGGAATGTCTACATCATATGCTTTTGTTAATTTTTTTAAATTGCGCAGAACATTAAGTGAGTG